ACCCAGATTTACTTTCTGTATCAGTAGTCATATACCATATCTCAACATTACCTTCAGACGTTGCTACAGTAGCACCAGCTTTAACAAACGAATTCCCAGCATACGTAGGAGTTACATTTATAGCGCTGGTTCCAGTAACAGTTAAAGTTAAAATTATAAGTCTTGTGGCAGAATTTGTCCCTAGCGATATTGTAACACTACTGATATTAGTATTACCTCCAGTAATGGATGATAGAAGTGTAATTGAAGCCATATTATGATCTTATCATTACATCCATAGAAGGATTAATTAATACTTTATCTGTAGCAACACAGATTCCCATAACTTGTACCATATCACCAACGCCATAAGGTTGACTGTTTGATAATCTACCAGCTAAATCATCAAGAAATACTTGAGATCCTATAGTGAAAGAAGGGAAAATTCCCCAATAAGCAATTCCGTGAATCAAAACATCTACAGATCCATTAGTAGAAGCAGAGTTTAAGGCTATACCAATAGCTGGATAAGTTTGACCAACACCAGCATTACAATTAGCGTGTTCAACACTCATTGTTCCAATAACAGATACGGCATAACCAGAAGTTATAGTTGACGCAGCAGTCATTTTTAATATTGTGCCAGATCCAGTACTTGCAGTAGGGTAAGTATCTAATCTTCTGAAATCCTCTACGGCAACTTTTCTTGATGCAGTACCATCTACTATAGCAACCGCATCAGTATTCTTCATACCAGAAGTTGTATAAACGCCACTTAATTCGTTTAAATCTAAATACACATTAGGGGTTGTCGTTCCAGTAGTAACGTCAATCCCAGTTCCACCAGTAACATTAGTTACAGTTCCACCACCACCAGCACCAGCTGGTGCAGCCCATTCAACACCTCCAAGAGCGTGCTTTGTTAGCACGTCTCCAGTTGATCCAGACGTTCCATTTTGATCTTTAATATACGCATTACCATCTAAGTTTATTCCCGTTGATGCAGTCAATTCAGAATCAAACCTTGCTATTCCACCTATTCTTGTAGCTCCAGCAACATACAAATCAAGAGATGAGTTTGATGCAGTACCTATACCAATATTAGAAGCAAATGTAGCTCCATAAGTATCAGCAGTCCATATTGAAGATCCAGTAGCATTAATCATTAAAGTATTAGCAGAATCATTGTATACCGCAGTAGTATTAGTACCATCTATAATCATAGCTCCTACTATATCTTGTACAGTTTCTGTTGATAATTGAGTATTACCAGAAGAAGTTATGTAACCAGCGCCATTAGAGAGCTGACTATTATTAGTTATATAGTTTGCATTAGTTGCCCCAGTGTAACCTAAGTTAGCTAAAGTTAGTGTTCTACTTGAGTGTGAAGTTATAACACCATCAGTCATATTTATAGTAGATACAACAGTTGCACCACTATAACTTATATCAGAATCAGTACCAATAATCTGGTTACCACCACCTCCAGTAGTAACAGAACCGTTAGCCATTAAATATTGAGAGCTTGTACCCCCAGTTTTTATAAAAGACGTTCCAGTTAAGGAACCGTCTACACTTACATCTTGTAATATTCTCATAATTATACGTTTCTACTATTAATTTTATTCATTAACACTCTATAATTCTGTCCAGTTACTGGAGCAGTATTGAATGTTACTTGCACGTTTGATGCAGATGTGTGTTCTACTTTAGGATAAACTTGTTCCTTGTAATATGAACTTGAAGCATTCCAATCAAATATTTGAATGTGAGCATCAAATCCTAAGTCGTGCCATACTGCAAAAGTAGTTGTACTTGCGTTACCAGTAATCTGGTGAACTATTTGCTCACTATAAGCAAAGAATTGAGACTTCTCAGACTTAATGTTCTTACCAGTATCGTCTACTCCTATAATGTGTGTTAAGTCTAATATATTTGAATCAATTAAATCTAAATCTAATCCTACAGTTACAGTAGCACTTGATCCATTAGTAATTTCTATTCCTTCTTTACCATCAGTAGTAGAAGGGATTATAGAAGCTACACCACCACCAGTATTACCAGTATATCCTAAGTCAGCTAAAGTTAACGTTCTAGTTCCTAAAGCAGTTACGTGACCAGTTGAATTAGTTGTTATTATATCAACTATAGTAGCCCCACTAGTATTAATGTTTGTTGAAGCATAAGCTGGATGTGAATAATTATTTGCACCATCTGCAACGTTTAATAACGTTCTTGCAGCAGCAGCAGTATAAGATCTTCCGTAAGTATCTGTTCCATTAGTTCCAGTAAATATCCCCATTCCAGAACCAGATCCACTTGTACTAAACGTTCCAGTTCCATTGAAATACTGTGAATTTATATATCCACTTGTAGTTCTCTTAACTATCGTACTGGTACTTTCTGAAGTACTAACTGTACCAACAGCATATCCAGCTCCATTTGTCAACTGATTATTATTAGTAATGTAATTAGCATTCGTAGCTCCAGTATAACCTAGATTAGCTAGTGTTAAAGTTCTAGTTGCCACCGTTGCATTTGCATCAGTAACGTGTCCTAAAGTGTCTGTAGATACGTTTAAATCAATATCAGATATTACTACTGCTCCAGTTAAAGCTCCAGTATCAATACCCATATCATCACCATTATAAGTAGGGTGAACATAATTGTTTGCGCCACCGTCACCAGTATATCCTAAATCAGCTAAGGTTAAAACTCTCGTAGATACATTTCCGAATGCAGTTGTAACGTGTCCTTCCGTATTAGTAGTAACGTTCATATTAATTCCACTAAAAACTAAAGCTCCAGTTAAAGTACCAGAAACAACACTTATGTCATCTCCAGCAAAAGTTGGATGTACGTAAGGAGTATAAGTACTATCAATACTAAGAGATCCAGTTACATCATTATAATTAAATGTAGTTCCAGTTCCATTTTCCCAAGCAGCACCCATAATGTCTTCAACATTTTCAGCTGAAAGAGTTTGAGTTATATAACCAGCTCCATTACTTAATTGATTGTTGTTAGTTATATAGTTTGCGTTAGTAGCACCAGTATAGCCTAATTGAGATAAAGTAAGTGTTCTTGACGCGTGAGATGTAGCTACACCATCAGTGAAATTAATGTTACCTAAAACAGTAGCACCACCATAAGCAATATTATCATCAGTACCAATTACTTCATTAGCTATACCAGATCGTACGGATCCATCTGCCATAAGATACTGGGAGCTTGTGCCCCCAGTCTTAACAAATCTATTTGAATTATATTCCTTATTTATAGCCATTCTTATTAAAGTTTATTATATATTACCAATCGTGAGATACAACCTCTGTCCACTCGTAAGTAGTAGATCCAGTTTGCATAACCATTTCCATTGCAGAAGAAGATGCACCAGTAGTATATCTTATTGATCCTACATTAGCAGCGGATGCAGCAGTAGCAGTATCAGCTATTCTAATTGCACCAGCAACATCGAATTTAGCTTGAGGAGTTGCAACACCTACACCAACATTAGTTCCGTTATCAACAACGATACCAGCAACTATATTAGTAGACGTACTCCATCTTGCTAATTTGTTAGTAGTTCCAGATCCAGTTAATGCAGCATTAGGTACGTTAATTTTAATTGTATTATTAGCGTCATCTTTTACTACAGTAGTGTTAGTTCCATTTACCCATTGAGCAGAAGCAACATCTCTAATTTCTTCATCAGAACGTTGAGTATTTAAAGAGTTAATTCTTAATGTTCCAGCAGCGTCATCATAAGCAAACGTGTTGTTTGTTCCAGATACCCAAGCAGCTCCCATTATATCTTCTACTTGCTCAGCACTTAATTGTGTGTTTCCAGCAGCAGTAATATAACCAGCTCCGTTTGTTAATTGGTTGTTATTGGTGATGTAATTTGCATTAGTAGCACCAGTAAATCCTAAGTTCGCTAAGGTTAAAGTACGAGTAGAGTGAGATACTGCAACACCATTTGTGAAAGCAATAGTATCTACTACCAAAGCTCCAGAAGTATCAATATCAGTACTTGTACCAATAGTTGTATTACCTCCAACAGTATAACCAGCTAAAGCGTGATCACCCCAGCTATAAGCAGTAACTGCGTTAGATATCTGTGTCGATCCTATAGGGAAAGAAATTGTATTACCACCAGAAATGGTAAAGTCAGAATCAAGAGAGTTAACAACTACAGATAAAGTTTGATTATCTTGAGCTTCTGTAATATAACCTTGAGTACTGTGATCACCCCAGCTATAAGCAGTATTCCAGTTAGCTGAATTATCAGCAAAAGGAAGTACATAGTTATTCGCGTTAGTAGCACCAGTATAACCTAAGTTAGCAAGTGTAAGCGTTCTTTTCGAATGTGATATAACCACACCATCAGTTAAGACGATACTAGAAACAACTTCTGCTCCAGAGTTCGAAATATCGGTGTCAGTACCTATGATACCATTTCCGATGTTGGTTGTTACGGATCCATCTGCCAGTAAGTATTGAGAGCTTGTTCCCCCAAACTTAACAAATTGATCCGATTTATAAATTTTAGCCATTGTAATTGATTTTAATTATTATTAGATTTAGTTATTAAAGACTTTGAAATGTATTTGTTACTATGTTTACCCATTCGTATCCGCTTGTTGTTCTCATACACATATCGCATAGAGACTCATAATCTGAACCACTTATAAACACTTCTCTGTATCTCATAGTTCCTACTTTATCCGCAGTTGGTAGATCAGCATCATCTGCTATTTTAAGTCCACCAGAGACGTCTAATTTAGATTTAGGTAATGTTACTCCAATACCTATTTTTCCACTCTCTTCGACAATGATAGAATCTACTATAGAATCCGCATCAGAGAACTTTGATATATAACCATCAGTACCAGCAACTGTATTAGTTCCTATATTAACAGAAGCACCACCAGTTAGAGTTAATACTCCAGTAGATGGATCGAAGCCTAAGTCAAGTTGTACAACGCCAGTCAAGGCGTTTACAGAAGTTACACCACCTAAATTGATAGTTTGTAAATAGTTCCTTGTAACAACAACAGATCCATTAGCGTCACCAGCAATATCAACTGCATCCATTTCTGAGTACAATTTAACTGCGCTAACACCAATAGAAGATACGCGTAAAGCAGACTCGTTACCGAATCCATCTGTTACTATTTTATATACTGTAGTTAAAGGCGTATTATCAGAAAGCTTTAGCAGTCCTTGATACGTACTCGCTATAGTTTTACTTGTTAATGTTACGCCCATTATATATTGCTTTTTTAGTATTAGTATCTAAATCCTTAATAAAAGAATCTAATTTTACCGTATACTTTTCTTTGAGTTTATATTTATTGATATCGTTCGTCATACCCCACTTCTTATTAAAGATTAACCTAAATACCAGCCAAAAGAATCAACATCCTTATCTGGTGACATATCTTGAGATCCTAAGTTATACTCTGGATAATCATTAGAATTATCACACATAAACTCTACAAATCTCTCAGCATAGAAAGAAGCCTTTAGAGAGGCTCTTTCAGCTAATCCAGCTATTTCGTCAGACTGTATCTCATCACTGTTTTCAGATCTATGTTTAAACAAACCACCTTCAGATAATGTATAAGCAGCAAAAGGAATAAACTCAGCTTGAGCATACCAAGCCAACATAGGCTTAATATAATCATCAAGTAAATCTCTATATTTTTCATTCTCTACATCAGATATAGTTCCATCAATAATGATAGCTTGTACCTTTTTGTATAGTGCAGTACCCATATAGTTCTGTATATGAATGTCTTGCGCAGTCTCTATAAATTGTACCATTTTATCTGGATCAAGTGAACCAGAGATAATACTCTTCTTTTTAACGTATGTCGTTGATGCAAATAGTGCTTTAGCCATTATAAATATTTTGATATTAATTCATTCACTTTAAATGTAAAGTTATCTAATTTAGATAGTTTTACTTGTTCTTCTAATTTCTCTCCAGTTTCTTCTTCTTTTACTACAGACGTTTCGATATTATCCAATTCAACAAACTCTATAGGCTGCAATGTAACGAAGTATAAAGATAAAAAGATCTTATTGTAAGCTAATACTTTATTAAGAGCAGAAATAATGTTTACTTGGAATGGACGGATAACTATATTGTCCATTAAAATAGAAGCAGTTCTAAGCTCCTCTGCGTTATTACCAAATCCAGTATTATCTTTAATCCCTAAAAGGATTGGAGATACAATACCGTGACCTAACATTATCTTCTCTCTACTTTCATCAGCTAAGAATTGATATTGAGCGTGAGCATCTGGTAAGTGGATAGGATCTACAGAAGCAGCAGTTTCTTTATCTTCATTAAAAGATAAAATGAAACGTCCACCATTGGAAGAACCAGCAAACTTTTGCTTGATCTTAGACTCCATCTTTTGTTGTATAGACTCAGAAGGTACTCCGTTATTAAAGTTTACCAATAAACTTGGTTGTAATCCGTTTTGTATATTAGATATATGGTAATTTGATACTTCCTCTTCTAATTGAGAGTACTGTAATGACGCTTGATAATCACAAGGAGAATAGTAATAGAAACCAGAAACGTATGGTCTTACAACCAATACTTCAGTAGTATCTTTAGGAGAACCATTTCCAAATGTAGGTATTCTTTTAGGTTTATCACCTTGTACTTTATTGTTCCAGTCTGGGTGATAGTAATAAGCTTGTATAACACCTTTTGTAGTCTTCTCTGCTCTAAGAGTTTCCATTGGGTGATGCTTGATAGCTATAACCTTAGTCTTTGCTTTATTGTAATTCACCTTGATACATCCACTACCAAGTAGTTTTCTGTCACCAACGATCTTTCTTAATTCATCTTCATCAATTAGTTTCTTCATCTCGATATAAGAGTCTATATTGATATTTCTATCAATAGCCTCTAAACCTCTACCGTAGATCATATCACTAATACCGTTAATACAACGAGCGTTAGTTGGAGATCCTAAGTATCTTTCGATAATGTCACCATAATAATTGTTGTCAGCTCCGTAAGAAACGTAATCATCTTGTACGTTTTCTACTACTTCTGGACGTTCGTAGTTAGCCATTTCAACGAAACGCATACCACCTTTGTTTGCTTTCTTACTCATAAACTTTTAATTCGTTTGAGTCAGTATCGATATCGATCTGAAACTCTTGATTATTGATTGAATAGTTATTATTGGTAAACTCTGTTACAAAGGCTTTACCGCGAAATATCAAAGCAGTATCTTGCAATACTTCAAATGTATATCTCTCTCCTTCAGAAAATCCATCAGTCAACACGTCAAGTACAAGCTCATTGCTTACGTATCTTGAGTCAGTGCTGGGTATGATAGTTTCTTTACTTGTGTCTTCATTAGTAAACACTACCGCCACTGGTATTAAAGTATCAAATCCTCTTGGATGAATACTTATAGAATTAGTAGCTTCGTTTGGGTTTATTATGTTCATACTATAATACTAAAATAAAGTAGTTTTGTTTAGAAACAAGAAAAGCTCCCGTTAAGGAGCTTGTCTAGAATTGATTAGTTGATTGTAAAACTTATACTCCTTCAACGATCGTACCACCAGCAGCAGTAATATCAGATACTAAGAAGTTAGCTGGAGTTCTTTCCATTCCAGTTAAAGTCAAAGTATAACCACTCATATCACCAAGAGCAGTTCCAGTAACGATTGTACCAGCAGATACATCCATTCCGTTTACTGCACCAGCAAGGTACCAGTTACCATTTTGATCTTCAATCACAACGTGAGGAGAACCGTGTGCTAAAAGTTTAATTTCCTTGTGATCCTCTTTGGATAACTTAGGTAAAGATAATTCAATTGTTTGTTCGAA